AGAAGCCAGCACGACGCAGAACCGCTGAGAACCGCATTGACAAACCGACAGTCCCTTTCAACCTCGCAGGCTTAGGCTTGCGGGGTTTTTCTTTCCCCGCTTGACAAACCGCAACCAATTTGCAATTGCAAGGGCATGACACAAGATTGGTCTGACCTTGAAGATCAGATTGCCGACATGACGCTAAAGCAATTTGCTAGGGCAATGCCGACAGCATATCGGGAAATGGCGCGTAAATTCAAGCCGCTTATTTCCTCGGCGCTAGAGCGTCAGGCGGAAGGACCACAAAGATGGGCGGTGGGTTTTGCGATTGGCTCTTCGTTTTGCGTGGGTAGATCAATGGCGGATGTGGCGGTAAAGCTTGGATGCTCCAGAGCCCTGATTTCCGAATATGCTAGAAAATTCTGCGAGGACAACGATCTACCCCCTAGCGAAATGATGAAATCAGAGATCGCAGTTGAGACCGCTAAAAACGCAAGAAACAGCACAATCAACAAGCAACAATCTAAAAATCAACGCGTTGTAAAATAGGCTTGACCTAACGGATGCGCCAACCGCTAAAATGAGAACCGGAGAATCAAGCAAGACGACGATCAACCAGAAAAAGCCATGAGCAACCAAGAACTGAAAACAGCAATCGCCGATGAGGTCCAACGCCTCCACCAAATCGCCGAATCACACGCATCAAACGCCAAGGATGCTGCTGGCAAGGCAATGGAGGCGGCCATCCAATGCGGCGGATACCTCAATGAATTTGATCGGGGCAATGGCTCGCTGCTGGCATGGTTGCGCGACAACGTGCCTAGTCTAACCCACCAAAGAGCCAAGGCTTACTTGAGCTTATTCAGAACTTACAGCAAACGGATAGAACAAGAACCGGATCATAGGGCATTGGTTCAGTTGGAGATTGTGGGCGTTGGCACGATTGTTTCGACCCCTCGATCTGGATTCATTCAGCCTAAGTGGATCGGGTGGATCGGCAGCACACGCGGATACTTCGACCAACTGCAACGGGAGAGGCCGCTAGATCAATGGGCGCAAGAGGAGCGTGAGGCGGTGGCGGATCAGCTCAGGCCATTGGTTGACCTATGGCGGAAGCTCGACGGGGAGGGGGAGGCATGAATGCAAACGGTGTGCAAATGCAACTGAATTGCAATAAAGGCTGCGCTAATGCAACTAACTTGCAATTGCAAGACACCCGCGTAAGGAATCTTTTTGCGTTTGGGGCCTAGGGCGGTTGCGCCTCACCCCGATAAAATCCTGCGACAACTTTTTTCAGCCCATTAACGCAAACGGATTGCAACAAGCCATGAGCGCCAAGCAAAAACCATCCGACAAACCCGCCAAGCTCAAACAAGGCGGGCAACCGAAAGGCGACATCACCCGCAAGGAACTAGCCCAGCGGGTAGGGGTAAGCGTGCCGACCTTGTGGCGGTGGGAAAAGGAAGAGGGGATTAACCTCGACGATGAAGCAGCGGTTCGAGAAAGAGCCGCCCGCGTCCACGAAACCCGAGACGCCAACGAAGACGAAAAAGCAGCCAAACTCCGCAAGCTGAAAGGCGAGGCCGACATGATCGAGCACAAGCTATCCGTCCAGCGCGGCGAGTTTGTCCCGTCTCACGAAATGGACAAGGACGGCGTGCAAATGGGAATCGCCGTCGCCAGCATCTTTTCCCGCATGCCGGATGACCTCGCGCCATTGTGCGCCGGGAGAACCGCCGGGGAAATCAAGAAGATCGTCGCCCGATACGCCCGCGACAAGCGAACGGAGCTTTCACAATACGAGTCACGCATCACCGTTCCCGTCGAATGACATCCCCCCTCATCGCCGGATTCTGCCGAGGCGTTAAGCCGCCCCCTGAGGAGCCGTGGCGTGATTGGGTGTGTGAGCATGTTTATCTCCCCAACTCGCCCGAGGGCGCGAGATACTCGCTCGACGCCGTTCCCGCGCACGCTATCATCTGGGATTGGCTGGAAGACCCGGAGGTCAAGGAGATCGCCGTGGTTGCCTGCGTTGGATTCGGGAAGACGGCGATCATCGAAGGACTAGGCGTCCGCGCCGTTGCCGTCGATCATGGCGACATGATGGTGGTCGGGCAAACCGGGGACACAGTGCAGGATTGGATGGAAAGCCGGATGCGGAAAGTCTGGCAGACAAGCCCCCTAACCAAGCTCCACATTCCAACCGGAGCCGAGCGGAGTAACTGGAAAAAAGATCAGGTGATTTTCCGGCACATGAACTTCTTTGCCGGGCCTGCCAACAAGACCGCGCTTCAAGAAAAATCCATGGTTTACACCGTCGGGGATGAGGTCTGGCGATGGGATGATGGGATGATCGACTACCTGCTAAAACGCCATCACGGGCGCTGGAACCGCAAGAACCTGATGCTTTCCCAAGGCGGTGATGAGGACGGGCAATGGCACAATCACGCCAAAGCTGGGAAGTGGCACGACCTAGAGCACGAATGCCCGAAATGCAAAATGGGCAGCGTGTTCGATTGGAATAACTACCAGTTTGAAAAGATCATCGACGCCAACGAAGAACTCGATTGGGTGGCAATTTACGAAACCGTCCGCTTGAAGTGCCCTCATTGCGGCGAACAATTCCAAGACACCGAATACAACCGCCGCCAATGGGCGAAGTGCAAGCCCGTGTGGGATGGCGGGAAGTTCATCCCCGGACGCATGACCTTGCGGGCGTCATTTATGACCGTTTGGCGCTATTCGTGGTGCGATATGGTAAAGGAATGGCTCATCGCCAACGAAGACAAAAAGAGCGGCCAACTTGAAAAGCTGGAAAACATCATCTGCCAGCGGTTCGCGCAATTCTGGAAGAAGCCGAGCGAAAGTCCTGTTTTAAGTATATCGGGCGAGGCGTATTCAAAAAAAGAATACCACGAAGGATTGAAATGGGAGCTAGAGCACAAAAGGTTTCTAACGGTTGACGTCCAAGGAACGCACTTTTGGTGCGTAATCAGGGCATGGCAGGTTGGTGGCGAATCACGGCTACTTTGGGAGGGCAGGGTTGAGACGTGGGACAACATTCGATACCTGCAAGAACGATATGGCGTGGAAAACTGGAATGTTGCAGTCGACTGCGGTTATAGACCCGGAGAAGCGGCGGAAGAGGCAATGAGGGCGGCAAAGCCAGGAGATACAAATACATGGGTCCTTCTCAGGGGCGAAGACACGCGAGATGGATATGTCAAAAATATAAACGGGAGAAACTTTAGGAGGATGTTTTCTGATTACAGAAAAAGTGAAGATTCAAAATTCAAAACATACAAATTTGTGGGATTTTCAAACCTTTTGGCGAAAGATTTCCTTTGTGCTTTGATGCAGTCAGGAAAGTTCGGAGTGCCGGTTGATGTTTCGAAAAACTATCACGCTCACATGCAATCGGAGCAGAAAAGGGAGACATCGCCGGGAATTTGGAGGTGGGAGCCAATTAAAAAAGGGAGGCCAAACCATTTATGGGACTGCGAGGTTGAGCAAGCGGTCATGGCTCATATCCGCAGAGTGTTTGTAAGCGCCACCGAAGTGAAGTGACCTTTGACACCCGCCACAAAGCATGGCGGCAAATAAACGGGATCAGGCGCGAATGCTCTTCAAGTGGGCGTTTGGAGATGCCGAGCGGACAGCGCAAATAACCACATGGTTTGATGCGGCGGTTGAAGATGGATTCAGCGCCAGCGGCAAGCTCGACGCCATTATGAGCGGCAGCAAGAACGGCGTGCAAATGCAAAAGATGATCGTTCAGAACCCAATGGAACGCATCGAGGTGCTGGATTACGCGAAAAGCGCCCTTGTTGCCGGATTCTTCCCCGGCGCTCGATCACGCGCTTACTTTTGACACCCGCCAAGGTTGATGGCGATTCTAAACGAGTTCGGAAGTCCTTACCAATACAAGGCGGCGAGGTCTGCCGAGCGGTATAATGGAAGCCGCCCGTGGGAGCCCGTCCAACTGCGGAACATCGACAAGCTCATCCCGAGTTATGATCGAAAAACGCTGCTTTCGGCAAGTCGCCGCATGTATATCAACATCGGAGTCGCACGGGGCGCGATTGACCAGAAGGCCATGTATTCCGTTGGCAGGGCGTGGCAGCCGGATTTCCTTGGATCGGATACCGAGTTTGGCGCGCAAGCAAAGGATTGGCTTGTGAACCAGTGGTATGGAATCGGTGACGTTCGCGGCGGAATGAATGATTTTGTTACTTCGCTTTTCCTCGCATCCGTCGCTATTGATCGAGACGGAGAGGCATTTATTCTTCTAACAAAAACAGACGACGGATACCCTCGTTACCAACACATTCCAGCGCATCAAATCGCCACCGGATCGGATGAGACGGAAGGCAAAACCAAGGGCGGCGTGTTGCGTGATGGAGTCGTCTACAACCCACAAGGAGCGCCGCTGTGGTATCGCCTAGTCGATGACGACGGAAAGGGCAAAGAGTGGATTCAAGCGGCGAACATGATCCATCTTTACGACCCGCAGTGGCAGGAGCAGGGGCGCGGGTTGCCAGCTTTCACCCATGCCCTCAACGACCTCCGCGACATGGCGCAATCCCACGAATGGGAACGCATGGCGCAAATGATGCTTTCGAGTATCGGCATCATCGAATACAACGAAAACGGCGGGCCTGATCTGGATGATCCGTCTAACGATTTGATCGGTGACGTGGCAACCGGAAAGGGCATGACCATCGAAAAGCTCGACGGTGGAAGCATTCGGTATTTTCGGGCTAACAGCGGCGGAAAAATTGAAACGCTTAAGAGCGACCGCCCCGGCGAAGTGTGGGAGAATTTCCAAGA